GTGCAAATACCTCAGTTCTTACCAGTTCGGTGACCCAGTCAGCAGTTCTTATCACATCGATGAACTGACCTGAGACTACTTTGCCAGTTTGAGTGACGTCAGTTCCACCTATTGTCACGTAATAATTAATATTCTTGGCATCTAAATTACTGGCAGCAGCCGAAGTCAAGACATCAGCGGTAATCCCTGACAGGGTGAGAAGGTTCCAAGTAAGGCTTCCTGGGAGGTTTGGCAAGGCCTGACCATACCAAGCTCCTTCAGGGTAATTCTCATCTTCTGTAGAATACATCACGGCTGTTCTGGCTTGATCAGCGGTTGGCAACAGCGAGGCTACATCAGTTGCAGCGGCTGTGATCATTAAGGCTTCATCATTAGAAGACACAAACAGTCTCACATTATCTGTAACCCAGCTTGCTCCTTGGGTGATATCCTGGAGCTGCTGGGCCTCTGTAGTCCTTTTGGGTACAGCCAGAGCATACCAGTCAGGGTTTAGCTCCAAGAATGTATCCAGTTCTGTTTCCAGGCTGGTATTCGGGGTGGTAGCTACAATAGACTGTCTGGAATCTACCAACAGAGTAAAGCCATCCCCAGCAACATCTGCTGTGAGGGTGTACGTGCCGTCTCCTGCACTGTCGTCACCCGTTACGGCTAAATCCCCGTCCAAGTTAATTGCCGTGACGAGAGCAGTTGCAATTTCTATCACTGTGGCATCGCCATCAGACACAATTGAGAACGCTGTCCCTGCCACGGTGGTAAGATAATCCGTTGTGTTTTCAGCAGTATCAACGGTAACAGTGCTTACCTGGGCTACGTTAACAGCCCTGTCGCCTACCACTAGGCTTGTAACTGATGGGCTTTGAGCAAAGATAGCTCCTGTCATCTTGGCGATCTCTGTGGTCGCTAAAAAGTCTTCCAGCACCGCTTCTTGAGAAGTATAAGACCGATAAGCTTCAGCAAACTCGGTGAGAGTCCCAAAAACAAGAGGAATCCCGAACCCCGCAGCAGAAGATGTGGGGCTTTGAACTGCTACTGTAACATTTACTACTTGTCCAACTGTGGTCGACATATTGTTTAACCTCCTTTTTTAGGGTTCTTCGTCTGGTTCGTACCAAGCTATCGTTATAAAAACCGTATTATCGGCTGATCTGCTTACTACAGACAGACAAGCTAGTGATCCAGCGGCAGCGTTTCTTTCATCTCTAGTCCCAACGCTTCCCCCTCCTTGATTTCCTGAGCCAATAACCCCCAAATCCCAGTAATCGCCTCCTGTCATGGCTCCCTCAACCCAAGAAACAGAAGACAACGGTGATAGGGCCGAAGATGAATTTAGGTTTACAGAGGGGATCTCTCCCCCTGCAACCCCCAGGTCAGGATTCTTTAGTAAATAAAATTCTGTTTCAGAGGCAGACGATACTTGAGCAACAAGATGAGCAGTCCTTGTTGTAGGTGGAGCGGTGAAGATTAGACCTGTGAACTCATTAAGCCCGATAGTTAGGCTTGTACAAGCAACAAAAGCATTACCCTCATGCTGTTCATGGTGGGGGAAAGCTGTGCTTATGACATGAGGTACCTCTTCCGAAACAGCAGAACTGGTCCTTGCAGCAGGGACAACGCTAGACATAAACCGCCGAGCTGCTTGGCCCCCATCAAAGTAGTTATAAAACCCCGTTGAGAAAAGGAGGGCTATAATTAAAACTGGTATAAATAATTTCTTTTTCATATTATCCCCTAAACGGATTCAGCTATTGAAATCGTTAGTCCGTCGAAAGTCCCTTCTCCTACAACCGATTGAACCTCACCGATCTCATCATCAGTCTCTTGCTTGAAAGCGAACAAGAAGTCGCAAGCGGCTATAAGCTGATGCTTCGTGTCCAGTAGTTCGCTCAAGTCAACAGGGGCTTCGTTCCCCCAATAGGAAAGACCTGCATCTTGAAGAACAAGCTGCTTCGTAGGCAAATCCAGGGAGTCAATCAAGTTCTGGACCAACTGCAAATGCTCTTCTTTGGCGAAAACCTTTACCGTTAAGGTAAATTGCTTCTTGTGCGTAATCGTCCAGGTATCAAGCTCCTTGTAGGCATGATCAACACCAAGTCCCACCCTAATAGGGGGCGTGAGGAACCCCAGGGTTGCATAAGGGAGAGTAATCTCATCCCTGCGGGGACCTAACCCAGAAGCTAAGGCATCCTGCTTGTCCCATATAACTGGAACCCCTGCACCAAAGCCTGCTTTGGCCCAAGCTACAAGAGCTTCTTCCTTTGCCTGGTTCATCCTGTGAGTCATGCGTCATTCCTTAGTAGGCCCATCGCCTTAGAGTGGGGTAAATCATACTGAGTCCAGTCGTCAACGCCTTTAACAAAGTAAGTTCTCGAAGTGAGTGGGTCAGTAACAACATCCCCTTCCACGAAAAGAAACCCAGAGAAGAAGTTTTGAGGGCTTTTAACTCTGTCAGCCTCGGGCAATAAATTCAACTGTCGCCCTTTAACAGGTTGACGACTTCCCCTGATGGCAAAATTAGTAACGGCCCCAGAAGCATAATGCCCCGTATCTGTATCAAGAACATCAGCAGCAACTCTAGCTACCGAAAAGGCCTGGTGCGTCAACAAGTCACTCATATCTCTCTGCCAATCCGATGCTTGATATCGTTAATCATCTGAGTAGTCTCTATCAAAGGATGGTCAAACCCTTTCCTGGCAATCGTTAAAGGAGCGTTCGGAGGAGGTATCCTTCCAAGAATCCTCTTCTTCATCAATTCCCCCACAAGTTTGCCGATCTCATCCAGGGCCTGCCCCATGGTCATCTTGCCTGCCATGATATCGTTAATCAGGCCTTTCATGACCCCAATGATCCGTTCCCTGTTTATGTCGATTGTAGCCCTAAGGAACGATCTCTGGGGGACGTTTTTCCCAGGAACCCCGAATTCAGCAGCAGCAGCCTTTAAAACAATGTCAAAGCTTTTATCAGGGAATATCCCAATATCGACAAAGTTCGGTTGGCCAGAGAGCCTTCTTCTTAACTTCCTGAACCCTGGATCTGAATCAGAGATGATGATGGTCGCCCTAGTCATGGCTAAAGAAAAGCAACGACATCAAAGGGGACGATCACACTATCTCGTATTCGCATGAACTCGACACCATAGGAGGTCTCTCCTAATGTGCTTTCTCCACCAGTTGCTAAGTTTTGAAATCGTTTTTCTACCTCACCTACTTTGTCCCAGGTTACGGCTCCACTGCCTTTTCTCTGGGTAAGAGTCAAGAAGTGGGCAGCAAGATATCTCTGTCCACGCTCTTGTTGTGTACCATAATCAGCACTAAGGACTTCTAAGGCCACATCAGCGATAACGAGATCGAAGGTAGCGATGGCTACGCTTACGAGATTAGGAGCTATAGCAATGATGTTCTCTCTTGTCGTAGCGGCCATTTAGTTATCCTTGATTAATACCTTGTTTCTTATCCTTTTTGGACTCGGTTTCAAGGTCTATATCAGCCTTCTCGTTCGCCTCGACGGACTCTTTTAGCTTGGACATCAGGCCCTTTCTGGGCTTTTTGTCTTGAGTCTTTTTGCGACCCTTCTCCTGCTTTAAATACTCTTTGAGGGTCGCCGTGTCAACTGTGTTCTCAACCAGCTCCATGGCTGGCCAGAACTCCATCGCTGCAATATCAATTGTAGCACTAGAAGTATCAACATCACCATCAGGGAGTTCCCCTACTGTCTCCTCAACGACAGGCACAGTGACTATTTTTAGCCCATGCTTCTGGACTAGATCTTCCAGCGTATTGACTTTTATCAACTTCTCCCAGATATCTTTTGGGATTTCTGTGTTGACACAAGGGGCAAAGGTTTGAGTCTTATGCCCAATCGTGGAGAAACCATCTGGCCCCTTCACTTCAGTACGCTCGTAAGGAATAACCATACTTCTCGGCTTGTCGTTGTAAACGATGATCTTTTGATGTTTGCTCATTTTCTCCTCCGTCTTCTCTCTCAGTTATATCCCCGTCAGAATAGCGAAAGCTAACGGATAACGTACAACGGTTCCTGCGATCTCTTCTTCCGCAATCACTTCGACATCCAAGCCGTCTCTCTGAGGCGGGTGGAGTATCATTTCCATCGGAATATGAAGAGTCAGGTTCTCAGGGTCCTTCTCGTAGCAAAGCGCACCGGCAGTACCGCTGAAAGCAGTATCCAGTTCGGTTGGAAGTGTAGTGATCTCACTGATGCCGAAACTGTCTCTATTGGTCAAAATGAAGTCGAGAAGCGTTCGGTCAGAAGAAGAGCCTGTCCGGGTTCTGCCAAGAACCAGCTTGCGCTGAGTAGGCAGTACCAAGGTCGTAGGACGGTGGACTTCTTTCGACTGGGTGATAACGGTCTCAGCAATAAGAGACACATCGGCCAAAATTTCAGCCGCTGTCTTATCCTCCCAGAGACGAGAAGATGCACCACCGTTCAAGGGAGCGACTACCTGGGTAATATTAGGGTTGTTTAACAGCCCGATAATATTGTAGGTGGTGTCTCCTGTGAAGGCAATGGTTGATTCAAGTTTCCTGATTGCGCGACGCATAGCAGAAGCTTTAGTCGTTTGCAAAGGAACGCTGGACCGACGAGAAGATCTTAGTTCCCGTTGGGTCACCCCGAATGAATCAGCGATGTTATAAACGCGCTTAGTGAATTCCTGGACGAAGAAACCTGATTTCGGAATAGCAGTGGTGTGGCTACCGATAATCTTAGCCTGGCCATGCTTTGTTACTGTTTGGTAATTGACACTTTGAAGCCCAGGACCACCTTCGTTAGACACTGGGATCAATTGTCGATGCCTTAATTCAACCTCTTTGTCAAGGTAAACCGTTGACTCAAGGTGAGTCAGTTCTCTTTGCAGGAACTGGGTCTCATTAGCGTCACAGGTCTCCAATGCTGGAGCGGCTCTTTTAAGGGCATCTATTGTTAATTGAAGTTCCATCATTAGTCTCCTTTATAAAATACCCTTTCTAGGGAAGGTTCAGTGCTACGATAGCAAGACCACCAGCGGCGGCTGCGGTATCATATACGGCACTCGGTAAAGCGGCGGCTTCACTGCCAGGATCATCGCTACGGAAGCTACCAACGGTAAAGGTGGAAGCTGCCAAGTAACGAACAAAAACCTGTCCGCCTTGGACAACAGCGTCTTCGACCGTGACCCAGATGCGGCCTTGTCGGAGAACGCTCATCGGGGAAGCCTGAGGATATCCAGTATTTGCTACGCCAGCAGCTGAAGACTCAAGAACCTCTTCTCGAACCGTGACCCCAGCAACATTTCTGCTGGTAGTGATGTCAGTAGCGGCGTTGGGCAGGTTGGCCTTGTCTTGGCCACCAGCTGTCCCAGTAAGATCCCTGGTAACATACTTACCAAAGGCGATTGCCGCTTGGTTGGCGATCAAAGTAACTATAGCATCCAGGTTAGTCGTTGCTACGCCCGTGAAAGCGGTCCCTGGGGTATCGCCTTCCACGATAAACGAATCAGTCCCGCTGCCTGCTTTGGCAGTGACCAATGCGCTAACAGTAGCGTCAGCGTTGATGAGGGTGATCATCTCAGCAGCGATGGCTGCTAATGTGGCAAGACCAGCAGTCCCCGTGACAGCATTCCCATCGATAGTAATCACCGTGGCAATACTAATGGCCGTTACCGTGTACTCTTCGGTTTGGACTGTGTTGTTAGTAAAAGTCAAGATTGAATCATTCCCAGGGGTATCAGAACGGCCTCCAGGAAGAGCAATCGCTTGTTGGTTAGGAATAGAAGTTTGCATATCTTTTTTACTCCTTAGTTAGCTTTCTCTGTCGGGAGGGCAGCCATGTCCTTGGTCCTGGAAACAAACCTGTCTTTTGGTGAAAGTTCTTCACCCTCAGGCTCAGTGGCAGCGTCTGCCAACAGATCACCAAGTTCGGTTTCTTCAGCATCCCGTTGAGGGTCGCCAGAAAGAACGTCTTCAACGATAGTGCTGTAACGCCCCCGGATGTAATCATCGCTTTGGCCTTCAGGGTTGAATTTCCCGTCTTTGCATTTTTTGGCGATAATATCGACCATCAGAGTTTTAGAATCTTTTGCTTTGCCCTCACCATCTTTGGTATCGACCTTAAGGGTTTTTGCTACATCTCTCATTTGTTCGGCATTGGCCAGTCGTTTCTGGAAGACTTCGGAATTAATGTCTCCAAGGTTGTCAACTTGGGCCTGAAGCTCTTTGATCTTTTCGTCCTTCTGATCAGCCTGAGCCTTCGCCTCGTCGTGCTTTTTCTTCTCAGCTGCTGTTTGGTCAATAGATACTTGAAGAGCGGTTAAACTCTCATCAAGCTTCCCAGAGAGCCTGTCAACGACTGAGGAGCTTTCCTGATGGATGCTACCTGTGATTGCATCCATTGAAAAGGAACCAAGTTTTGCGGGTTCCTTCCGATAAGGAATTAACATAGTTTTCTCCTTCTGGTTATTTTGGTCCAATAATAGCCTTGCGCTCGGTCCTGCCCTGCCAGCATCTACTATTGCTAAATGATTGTAACGAATTTGTGTCTGGACCTGATCATAGGTCCCGAATTCAGGATGAACACCGGCTGCGTCCTTTACATGAGTGTAATACCCACAGGACACCTCAATACTTTCACCTCCCTCGAATCTGTCTTGTATCTCTTGGACCATGCCTTTGTCTGTAATAAGAACAGTGCAAATAACATGTTTTCCATCTTGCTCAATTATTTCTCCAACACTTCCGACTTGGAACTGTTTGATGTTTTCTGAGTCAACAAAAGCTTTTTCTGGGTGAAGATTAGTGATTGGCTTCAGCGAAAGGGAGTCCATGGACTGTTTGTCGAAGACCTCTTTCGCCTGGCGTAGTCGCCTAAACTTGTCTTCTCCCTCGAAGTAATCAAATATACCAATCCTTGTGACTTTAGCCCTGGTTTTCAAAAACCCTTCTCGGGTAATTTCAAACTTTTTCCCATTGGGCAAATTGTCAAGAGTGGCTTTCAGGGTACCTTTAACAAGCATTAGTTTTCCTCTCCATCCATTACTCGGTCACCAAGTGGAATTTCTTCACTCGTGGGATTCCCTAGAGCATCTTCGTGAATATGTCCATTCCTGCTTTGAACTGGTGGCCCCGTAAACCCGATTTGATTAGTCAACCTGTGTACATGGCCGAACTCTCTTTCAATCTGTGGGCCAGTCAATTCCCCGTTGCTTTGCTAGTGGGCATGTTGGCCTTCCTGGTCATCGGTCTTAGAAGGCCTTTCGTTAGGGACGAAGGCTGTTTGGTTGGGCTGTTTGGCGTTTGGTGGAAGATCTGCCCCAGGGACTTTCTTCTTTGTATCAATATCAAACTCAGAATAGATTCCGTACTTAGCGGCAAGCTCTCTGCCCTCAGCTGGCGTTATCATCGTGTTCTGGATCAGGATCATTAAGGTTTCGGCCTGCCTTTTGTTGGCATCGGCCTTTTTCGATTCTGATATCTGCCAGAGGGGAGCAAACTGCAATTCCCATTCGAGACCTTGTTCACCCATCGAAGCCAAAATTAATTCAATGAGTTGCTCAAGGGGCCGCCGTAGATTGCTCTCTTGGTAGGCCTTGATAAAATCGTAGTGAGTCCTGGTGGCCTCTTCCGCTCCCGCCAATGTCCCAAGTTGCTGGGTAAAAAGCCTTGGCCTGATGATCCCGCTTGAAGAAGACACTTGGTCGATAAAAGTGTCAAGGAGTTTATGAAGCCCCGCAACGGGGGTTTGGATCTTTTTGTATTCTTCATCCTCCCCGACTATTGTAATCCCAAGGACTGACTGCATTTCCTGGGCTAGGAGGAGTCTCTGTTTCAAGCCTTCCCTGCCATCAGCAGTCTTAGCGAGTTCTGCAAACTTGGGAAGCTTCAACGTCTTGGTGACAAAATCTTGGATAATCAAAGCCCCTGCTCTGAGGGATGTCCCATGTGTCTTAAGAGCGTCTTCGATGCTTACAATGACTGAATCAGGCCAACCGCTGTTCCTCTGTCTTTCATTGTTTGGGATGAACTTCCCTTCAAAGACAGCAACCCTGCTGGCATGGACCTTCCGCTGGTTACCGCCTGCGGCCTTGTAAATCAATGGCTCGCCAAACCCTGTATCATCGAAAGGGTTCCTGGCATAAGAATCTATTGTCATGCGGGTACTATCGAGAACATGTAGGTTTCTGATAGGAGTGACGTTTTGAAGGTTGACTTTTCTTGAAATGGCTCCACTTCCGTCTGTGAAGGCTGGGATGATAATACCCGCACCATAAAGCCTGCCAAGCAAATTAGCTTGCCTTACTTTCCTTTTGACTTGCAGTCTTTTGAGTTCGTCTTTGAGTTTTTTGTTAACTTTGGCGTTATCTGACTTGAAGATAATCCATTCCCTAGTAGCATCGTCTGCTACTACTTCAACAATCTTCCTGGTGAGCCAGTCCTCTCTAAAAAGAGCGTCTATTTCACGAGGAGTGATTGCTCCAAGCCTGGAAAAAGAATACCTTCTCAGGGGGTCTTTAACGCCCCCTATGCCTGTAAGCTGGCTTTCGTAGACATCAGAAAGAACTACGTTCTGGTCTCTGATGGTCAAGGAAGGACGGTCTTTAGCAGGTCTTTTAATTTTAGGTTTAGCCATGATCCCTCACATAAAAATAGAACGAACTGCTGCCCAGCCGTCGCCTGACGCAAGCTGTTCTACAGTGCTTGTCTCATCTTCCATGTCAGCCGCGTAACTAGTGCAGTCAACGTCTTCATCATGTTTCCCGAAGGGGAAGGCCGTTAAAGAGCTTTCGTAATCCTTGAGCCATGGGGCGTTAAGGGGAAAGAAAACTCTTTCATTTTCAACATAGCTTGCCATGGGAATCGCTCTGGTATACTTGTCGATGTTCCCCATTTCAAGCTCAACAAAGGGTATCCTCGCTTTATCTAGTTTATCTCGGCCAACACTTGTCTTTACTAAAATCTTCCCGATCTTCTCATTTTCCACCCTGTTCCTTGTGCAACCGTTCTTAGCAGCGAAGTTTACAATGGTGTCGATTATTAGCGTATGCTCCACCCTGTCATTAAATCTATCCAGAAGAATCCATACCTTGTTTTTGGTGCAATATGCCCAAGCCAGTTGGCCTGTGGGGTCATTACCAAGCCCACTCTCTAGGGCAGGATCTATAAAGTTCTCTCTTCGCCTAAGGGTCTTTCTGGGGACTCTCAGAGGGTCTCCTCCACCAGCCCTATAGCAAAGGTAATCCCCTGTCAGAGGCTCCACAGAATAATATCTAAAATGCTTGGTTTTGAATAGATTCCCACCATATTGCTGAGGGCTGTCCATGTAGAGAGCGGACCAGAAGTATGTGCCAAGTTTTTTCTTTATTCGCTTCAGCCGCTCCCCGTTGTACTTCCACTCCCACAAG